TACGCATTGGTCGTATTCATCGCCGTAGATTACATCACAGGCGTCCTCTGCGCCGTGCTGGACAAGAACCTGTCGAGTGAGATCGGCTTTCAGGGCATCGTACGGAAAGTCGCCATCTTTCTGCTCGTCGGCGTGGCAAACGTGCTCGACGTCCACATCATCGGCAGCGGCTGCGTCCTGCGTTCGGCGGTGATCTTCTTCTACTTGTCGAACGAGGGCATCTCGATTGTAGGACACGCAGCGAGAATGGGGCTTCCCGTACCGAAGAAGCTGCAGGAGGCCATGAAGGAGATACGGGAAAAGCAGATGATCGGATAAAGGAACAATGCCTGGTGGGGAAACCTTGCCGGGTTTATTTTTTTGGCGCAATGGTGACCATGGCAGCTGTAGATGTCCTCTCTTTAATGAAAGGAGTGTGCAATCGGATGAGCAAGGAAGCTGGAAAAAGGGAAATCATCTATCAAATGACCATGCGCACCGCATGGAAAATGGTGCAAAAGGAAGTTCTGTCGAGAGAAGAATATCTCGATTTTGAAATGAAAATGCGCGAGAAATACCGTCCTGTCATTGGCGGTTTATTTTCCGATATAGACTTGCTATCGTGCGGATAGTACGGGAATATAGGCGTGGAAAGGAGCGGATGAGATGAAAATACGGAAGATTGAACGAAGCGCTCCCGCCATGCGTCCGAAACTGCGCGTAGCGGCATACGCCCGTGTTTCCGTGGACACACTGCACCATTCTCTGGCGGCGCAGGTAAGTTTCTACAGTGCGCTGATTCAGCAGAATCCGGAGTGGGAATATGCCGGTGTATATGCGGACGAAGGAATCACGGGGACGAGCATCGCCCAAAGAGATGCGTTCAAGCGACTCATTGCAGACTGTGATGCCGGGAAGATTGATTTGGTGCTCGTCAAAAGCATCAGCCGCTTTGCCCGTGACACCGTGGATTGCCTTCATACCGTCCGACGGTTGAAAGAGAAGGGGATCGCCGTCCGCTTCGAGAGGGAGAACATTGATTCCACATCCGAGGACGGAGAGCTACTCTTGACGCTGCTCGCATCTTTTGCGCAGGAAGAGAGCAGAAGCATTGGTGACAACATCCGATGGGGTGTGCGGAGGCGTTTTAGACAGGGGATCCCGAACGGGCATAAAGTACCGTACGGCTACCAATGGGACGGTGAGATGTTCCGCATTATCCAAGCAGAGGGCGGGATCGTCAAGGAGATATTCCGGAGATACCTTGCAGGAGAATCCGCCTACGCCATCGCGAAGAGACTCGCAGGGCGCGGCATCACAGGACGGCAGGGGAGACTCATCGAGCAGACCACGGTAAAGGATATTCTCTCCAACATCTCCTACACAGGCACAATGGCATTGCAGAAAAACTACTTCAGCGAGGGGCATATCCGTAAGCGCAATAAAGGCGAACTTCCCATTTACATGGTGGATGGAGTGTTTGAGCCTCTGGTGTCAAAGGAAGATTTCGACAAGACACAAGAGATACGGAAACAGAGAGCCGAGCAGTCTTGCAATCGGAATCCTGTGTTTATGCCGTTTTCCGGAATGGTGAAATGCGGATGCTGCGGAGGTGGCTTCAGCAGAAGAACAGCTGGGAAGTATAGACGGTGGGGATGCAACACGCGTGAGAGAAAAGGGGGCTCAGCTTGCGACAGCCGTCCAATCAAGGAGGAGGAGCTTGTTGCTGCGGTCAGAGTCGTCATGGAGAAGGACAATTTCGATGCCGCAGAACTCAGGCGCAAAGTCTCTAAGATCGTCATTCATGGTGATCGAATCGACTTCCATCTCGTCAATGGGCGCATAAAAAAGACTGCTCGAATCTACAATGGACAGCGCGGCAGCAATCCCTTCACGAACAAAGTCTACTGCGCCTCCTGTGGCAGAAAGTGTGAGCGTGATACTTGGACGAAGGGAACTAAGGTATGGTCTTGCAGTCAGCCGCGCACGAAATGCCGATTGAAACGACTGCCCGAATCCGAACTAAAGGAAGCGGCAGAATCCTTGTTCGGTGATGGCTATGAGGGCAAGATTGTGCAGAACGTCGAACGGATCACTGTATCCGATAATGAAGTCATGTTTCAACTCAAAGAAGGAGGCGCATACCGATGGCAAAGACAGTAAGAGTCATCCCTGCAAGCCCTAAAATCTTTCGGTCGGAAGTTGCGGCAGAACCAAGGCGGCGCAGAACGGCAGGGTATGCCAGAGTTTCCACTGACCATGAAGAACAGGCTTCCAGTTATGAAATGCAGATGGCACATTACAAGAACTACATCGAGAGCCGCGCAGACTGGGACTTCGTCGGCATGTATTCGGACGAAGGGATAAGTGGAACCAACACAAAGAAGCGTGACGGCTTCAACCAGATGATCGAGGATGCCCTTGCCGGCAAGATCGACCTTATCATCACGAAATCCGTCAGCCGCTTTGCAAGAAACACCGTGGACTCTCTCCAAAACGTCCGCAAACTCAAGGAAAACGGTGTAGAGATTTACTTCGAGAAGGAGAACATATGGACGTTCGACACGCGCGGAGAACTCCTTATAACGATTATGTCCAGCCTGGCCCAGGAGGAAAGTCGCAGCATCTCGGAGAACACCACATGGGGCAAGCGGAAGCAGTTCGCCGAGGGCAAGACCAGTGTGGGCTACAGCGCCTTTCTCGGCTATGACAAGGATTTCAAAATCAACGAGGAACAGGCGAAAATCGTAAGGCTCATCTACAAACTCTTCCTTGGCGGGCGATCCTTCTACGCTATTACCAAGGAACTGGAGAAGCGCGGCATCAAATCCCCGTCGGAAAAGGACAAGTGGTACATCTCTACAGTGCGTTCCATTCTTACCAACGAGAAGTATCGCGGTGATGCACTTATCCAGAAACAATATACGGCAGACTTCTTGGATAAGACACGCCGTAAGAACACGGGGGAGATTCCTCAGTACTATGTGGAGGAACACCACGAGGCGATCATCCCGCCAGACTTGTTCGACTTTGTGCAAGCGGAGATAAAACGCAGAGAGCAGAACGGCAAGCACAGCAGCGTGAGCATCTTCGCGAACAAAATTAAATGCGGCTGCTGCGGCGGCTGGTATGGGGCGAAAGTGTGGCACTCCACAGATAAGTACCGCAGAGTCATCTACCGCTGCAACAAGAAATATGCCCACAAGGGCAAGCCATGCAGCACGAGCCATCTGATGGAGGATGAGATCAAACAGATTTTCGTTAAAGCACTGAACTCGTTGGTGGAAGTCAAAGAGAACGTGATTGCGGAACTCCAATCCCTGATTGACAGTGTTTGCCAAACGGGGGAGATGACGGAGGAACGTAACAGAGTAGAGCAGGAACTCGGCGTTTTGGCAGAACAGCTCGAAATGCTGATTCGCGAGAATGCACGGGTGGCACAGGATCAGACGGCATATCTGAAACAGGAAAATGAGATTCGCGCACTCTATGTGGAAAAGCAGGGGGCTTTGGAGAAGTTGGACGAGCAAATTACCGAGAGGGAGGGCAAGAGAAAATCCTTGGAGGGCATGATTCAAGCGGTATGCGGTATCGACGGGGAGCAGGTTGCGTTTGATGAGGAGCTATGGGCCGGACTGCTCGATCACATTGTGGTCAAGGAGGATGGGCAGGTAGTCGTTGTTTTCAAGGGTGGGATTGAGATTGGTGTTGAAGGGTGAATACAAAAGAGATTCCGTTCGTCATATTCGGCGCATGGAATCTCTTTTTTTATACTTCACTTATTTGCAGGATATATGGCTATATAGTTATTACCTGCTATATAACGCAATCAAGGATTCTTCTAAAATCAAGGAGTAACGGTATTTAAAATTTTGATTAGAGAAATCACAATGGAGTTCAAGAATGTTCACAGCACAGAGAGCGTAACTGTCATAGGGGCGAACGAAAGGGGGGATCATCAGGGCATATACGGCACTTCAGCATGATGACAGACAGCGCATAGAGACGGAATATTTTGAATTTTAGAGGATTATCTTATTGTTGATTAGCAACGTGGTCCTGCCTACAACGCGATGATGAATCGGCTGACGAGCGACGACACGGTAGTAGTTAAAAATTCAGACGGTCTTGGGCCGATTACGAGGAGATAATTTTGATAGCTTGATACCATCATATGTGAGAAGAATACCACAATCATTATTTTAGACATACCACTTATCAATACACGCGACAAATAGGGCGATGACTTCGCGAGAAAATTCATCTCGAATATCGTCATTCATATTTTCTTATGTTGATCCCATGGAGAGGAACATGAATCATCAGCGTACGATGTATGATATTACAGCGACTAAGGGGAAGTAGGGGCGGTTCGGCAGACCTCCGTTCATAAAGCTGGAGAATTATTAAGCTAGCCGTGCCAAGTAGGAGTCAGGAGAGACCTGTCGGAGCATGAAGCTGTATGATTTTTGGATGTATCGTGCTCTATCGTTTACAAGTTGATGCATGAGTACACGATAAAAAACATTTTTTTCATGTAAAATTTCAATGTTAAAGCAGGAGTTCAGATAAATGTAGTGAATTGTTAAATTATTATAGATATCATTTTCTTAGAATTAAAAAAGATTAAGCATTTCCATTTCTCAGAATGTGTACAATGCACGTTTTTCTGTAGATATATAATCTATATCGTGCAATCCTTAAAACAGAGGAACGCTCATTGTATAGACGAATCCAGAGTTGTTTAATTGATTTTTACGGAATGAAACATCTACAGTGGGGATGCTTTTCGGACAAGTGGCAGAAGCGCAGGAGTTTTCTCATGGCATTGGGGGGGAATTCCACTGTTTAAGCGTATATTTACTTGACCATTTTGGTATACAAAATTCAAATTCCGACACATAGAAAGGATAGGATAAAATGAATAGAATAATTGAGAGTTTTTTATGCACGCATAAAGATGAATATTCCATTCATCATTTATCAAATGAAACTGCCTTTGAGCATTTTGTCAACAAATGTATTGTAAACAAATATTCCATTGAAAGATTTGATCCATCAGATATAATGACAGACTCTGGCGAACAGGGGGTGGATGGTGTAGCGATTTGTGTGAATGGGCGGGTTGTCACCACTACTGATGAATTGGATTCAATAAAAAAAGAAGCGAAAACATTAGAAGTCAAATTTATCTTTACACAAGCAAAAACGAGCAACAGTTTTAATGGAGAAGATATAGGAACATTTCTATATGGTGTTAAATCTTTTTTTGCAGATGATGGTATTCGCCCCAATACAAATCCCAAAATGGAGAGCCTTATTGCAATAAAAGATAGAATATACACTTACAGTGTGGATATGCAAGCCTCTCCCGTTCTTGATATGTATTTCGTCTGTTGTGGAACATGGAACGAAGGGAATGGACTTCGCTCAAGAATTAATCTTGATAAAAAGCCGTTAGATGATTCACAGAATTTTAGTGAGGTGAATTTTTATCCATATGACTCCGAGAAAATAATTATCGCATATAAGGAGCTCAAGAAAAAAATAAGTCGTTCCTTTGTAATGGAAAAAAGAGTAGCTTTTCCTAGTATTGAAGGGGTAAAACAAGCATTTCTTGGACTAGTAAGATGTAAGGATTTTGTGAAAATCCTAACTGATAATGACAATAATATGCTCACAAACATATTTGAAGACAATGTTCGTGATTTTCAAGGATATAACGCCGTAAATACTGAAATAAAAGAAACTCTTCAAAACCAGAATGATCAGATTCGATTTGGGCTGCTAAATAACGGTATAACAATTGTCGCAAAAAATATATCAGTAATTGGTGATCAAATAGAAATTTACGATTATCAAATTGTTAATGGCTGTCAAACTAGCTATGTAGTTTTTGAAAATCGAGATTCGTTAATTGATGAGTCTTACATTACGGTAAAGTTGATTGAGGTTTTAGATGACGAAATATCTGACAGAGTAATCTATACAACTAATCGTCAAACAGAAGTAAAATCTGAGGCCTTCATAGCCACAAAACATTTTCATAAAAGACTTCAGGATTTTTATAATTCTATTGATTTGCCATATCGTTTGTATTATGAACGGCGTTCAAAGCAGTATGATTTAAATGATGGCATCTCAAAGAATAAAGTGATAACTCTGACGCAACAAATTCAATCATACCTTGCAATGTTCTTGAATGAGCCGCATAGCACACACCGTTACTATGGTGAATTACTAAGTGCATACCGAAATAGGATTTTTCTTGATAGTGATGACTTTGAACCATATTTTTGCGCTACTTGTTTCAGCTATTATGTTGATTGCCAACTCCGAACAGGAAGAATTGATCGGAAATATAAACGTTTTAAATTTCATCTTATTTGTACAATGCGAGTATTGATTGCTGGAAGTACTGTTGTATTTGGACAAGCAAGACAACAGCAGAAGATATGCAAAAAATTATGGGAAATCATAAAAGACGATACCCGTATGAAACGGACTTTGGATACAGCAATTTCATGTGTTGATAGTGCGCTTAAAAGCTGCAACAATATTCTTGTAACTGATCAACATCGCTCGAGAGATATTACTCTTTCAATGATTGATTTTGCTGAACAGATTGTTGTTGCGTCTGAAAACAGCTCCTTCTTGAAAAAAGGGGATATAGTTCATTGCACTGTCACAGCAATAAAAGACTATTGTGTAGATGTAACACTAAAGACCAGTGATGCAAGAAACCTTGGTTCAATAAATATTTCTAGAATTGCTTCAAAATATATAGCCAACTTACATGATGAAGTCAAAATCGGCGACATCTTTCAAGTAAGGATAATCAATGATGATTATTATGAAAAACCTTGGGGGTGGGAACTCTCTAAAATATTATCATGAGTACTCGCCCTCGTTGGAAACAGATAAATAGAATAACTGTATAAAATAACAGTGTTCACTGATTGTATTAACGTTTGATGGACGCTGTTTACTAGATTCCAAGTTTAAAACAAAAGGTTTTCTATGATAAAGTGTAATTAATCATAGAAAACCTTTTTTTGCGACAAGATAGAAAAAGAAATTCATGGGTAGATTGTAAAATCAAGTTGTTATGTTTGATATTGGGGGTGATGGTGCTTTTGAAAGATGGAGTTTTATTTATACAAAACAGATTTCACTCGCCCCACCTAGCGTTTGGAATCTCTTTTCTTTTGCAAAGAATCATTAGCCAACTTCTCCTATCCTGTGTTATAATTTTCTTATATTTGAAACGTAGGAGGGAAGGCCGTTGTTTGCAAAGACCTATGGTGCGACG